TAGCCGCCTTGTCCTGCATTTCCTGGACGGCGTCGATGATATCTCGTAAAAGTTGGAGTTTGTCTTCAGGTAAATCTGACGTTTTCCCACGAGCATAGTATTGCAGCGTTAACTCCCGGATTAGGTTTAAATCATCGTAGGGCTCAGGCACAAAGCCTATGCCTTCCTCGATAATTCTATCGAGCATTTTATGCACATAAGAGTCGGTTGCGCTCTCCAAAGAATCAACTGCATCAATGTCTGGCAGCGACAAAAGTTTCTTCGCCGTGCGACGTGAATACAATCCGCTTTGCATAAATTCCTGGACGGTTTGCAGTCTACCGCTGACGTCTTGCGGTAACGACGAGACTGGATAACAATTTAAAATATAATCCTGTTCGTCCATTTTGATATCTTGCCAGTCCAAGATATCTCCGCATAAAGAACCGGGTATTTTAATTTTGTAATGGTTTTTTCCCACATATTCGCGGAATAAATCAGATGATAGCGAGGCTAAATCGATATGAAAATCTTCGTACGCCTCCCCTATCGTCATGAAGCGCTCAGTTTCGATGTTATTGTACTCGCGGAGCGCTTTGCCACTATCGAGACCGTCTGGTTTTTTGGAGCCTGCTGACAATTGGCTGACGCCTATCTGCTCGTAGGCCTGAGCGATGAGCATTTTAGCATATTGATAGACCTCGGAATTTAAAGCGGCAGGTGTCACGTACTCGGGCTTGTTGCCGCCGACGTAACTAATGATAGTGCCTATGTCGTTCGTGAAGTGACTCTCCACAACCTCCGCTTCAGCGGGGCATAAAATGAGACTTTTACCACACAGGTCGTGTGCCCTTTGGATACCGGCGAAAGTTTTATTTAGTTCGAGCTGAATGGGACTAAGTTGCTCAGCCGCTCCTTGACTCCAATAGCCAAAAGGTCTTGGGTTCCACTGGAACCGGACGAAAGGAAACCGCTGTAGTTTGTATGGCTGGTCTTCCAGTAGATGATTCTCGATGGTTATCACTCTGCGCCCCGGTACATCGACGCTTTCGCCTAGGTGCCATGATTCAGCTACAGATACCAGGTCGGCAATCGAAGACACGGCGTGACGCGCCAATATGGCAGCGTTAGGCGCATGCATAATAGCCTCTTCAAAATCAGGGAATAATTCTATCAAACTCTCCCTGTCGATGGTTTTTATACGGTGAAGGGTCCGAGGAAAACCGTAAGCGGCCTCAACCTCGTCGACCCATATCTCGTGTGGCAAAACTGTTTCCCAATGCATTTTTTTTTCAGTGGCGTCTATATATTCATAGATGATTCCGTCTCCAAAAATCGCGCTGTTTCTAACTGCGGTTGGAGCAAGGTGTTTAATTTTTTGCTCTAAAAATAACCCTTCCATAAACCTAGTCATTCGTTTGGCGCGCTGTTGCGCCGACCAATCACCGCCAGCTGTTTCGTAAAACGGTCGAGGTTTGTTTTTAGAAATCTTACTTGTGATAGTGTCTATTGCGCTCTGTACTACATTGAACTTCAAACGCTCATTCGTAGCGCTCGGCATGCGGTTGCTCGGTGCTACGAATAGCATGAAATTATTCAGCAGGTCTCTCGAACCATAATATCTGGCCCATAGTGCGAGCTGATTGATTCTTGTGAATTGGGCGCTATATAAATTGTTTAAATCATCTTTAACCGCTCTAGCGACTGCCGCCCCTTCCAGTGTCCACCATTTTTTATGATTTTCTTTCTTTTTCTTACTCCCTTCGGGTGACGAGCTGAAATCGGTGTAATCCATATTTCTACCTCCTAAATGTTGAAAATATACTATATTGCACTAATTAACATTTTACCGGAGATAAAAAACAATGGCAGACGCAATAATACAACCAGTTTCACCGGCTCCAGTGGTAGTTCCCCCTAGTCCTTTCGAATCAAAAGCAAAACTCTTGGTTAAGCCAACAATAAAACCAACAGCCCAAAAGGCCGAAGGGAAACAACCTACGGAGCCGGAGGGTAATCCGAATCAGGGAGAGCAGCCGAAAACACCAGAGGAAATCCATAAAGAGAAAGTAAGTGCCAGGTATGCTTCCCTAGCACAACGAGAGAAAAGTTTGGAGGAGCGAAACCGGCGATTCCTCGAAGAGAAAAGAACGTTTGAAAGATTAAAACAAGAAAACGAGGAGGCCTTAAAAAAAATAAACGAATTTAACGAGCTTAAGAAAAAAGCTAAAGAGAATCCTCTGAAATATCTGGAAGAATCAGGGCTTAATTACGACCAATTAACCCGCGCCGCATTAGGGCAGCCATTAGAAATAAAGCCGGAAGACCAGACGAAAATGCTCGAAGCAAAAATTGACCAAATGAGAGAGGAATATCTGGAACGGGAGAAAACCCTCGAAGAGACTAGAAAAAAAGAAAAAGAACTGGAAGTAAAAAATTGGATAGAAGAGAACAGAAAGAAAGTTATTGACTTTGTAAACGAAGGCGAGGAAAAATATCCGTTAACGATAGGACTAAATTTACAGCACGAGGTATACGGCCTTATCGAACTAGTTTGGCAGGAGAAGCATCAGAGAATAGGGCTAGCAGAGGCGGCAGATGCAGTAGAAAAATTCTTGGGTGACACGGTAACGTCGGCAACAAAGAAAACCGTAGTAGCGACGAAACCGGAAATACCACTAGAGGCAGAAACCGTAAAGGCCACGCCTCCTTCCCCGGGAAAAACGCTCTCAAATAAGTTAACTCAAACTTCCAGGCCAGCGCCATATAAAAGAGAGCCTCGTAGTATAGCCATGGAAAGGGCCATATCCATGGCAGAGGCAGCACTCGGCAGGTCTGGGAAATAGCGTCAGCGGCTCATTATAAGCCGCGGCGGTGAAGGAATCTCGCAATGCCAGCTTATACCGACTTGACGGCTTTTGGGCCAGCAATGAAAGAGTTATACGGCCCGCAGCAACTTGAATTCTTAATGGCAGATAGCAACCCTGCCTTTGCTTTGATACCTAAATACACTAAGGCCGGTGGCAAAAATTGGCCACAGCCAACCGTGATTGGTGGTGGGCAGGGCCGAAGCGCGACTTTTGCCACGGCGCAAGCCAATCAAACCGCACCAAAAATCACCGAATTTCTATGCACATATGCACAGGAATACCAATTAGCCACCATCGATTCTAAGACAATGATGGCAACACAAGGAGACGCTCAGGCATTCTTGTCCGCAATAGAAACGCAGATGGATTCAGCGCTAATAACGCTGAATAACCATTTAGGGTCAGCGATTTATCGCTCTGGAACTGGTAGTATTGGCAAAATCGCCAGCGGCGGAATCACCGGCGGTGTTATCACGCTGGACGACCCAAATAGCGTAGTCGGTTTTGACCTGAACATGGCGCTACAGGCTAATGCTTCGGACGGAGGCGCTACTCCGAGAGCAGCTGTAGGCTATGTTGTTGCTATTGATGAAGCAGCCGGAAAAATTTCTGTTTCGGCAACGGTGGGTGGTTCAATTGCAAATCCGGGCTCTTGGGCGGCGGGAGATTATCTTGTTGTTCAGGGAGATAATAATAACTTAATGATTGGGTTTCAGGGCTGGTTGCCTGAGGTTGCTCCCACTACTGGTGATAACTTTTTCGGAGTAGACAGAAGCGTCCATAGCAGACTGTACGGGTTGAAGAAGTCCTATACTGACAGGTCGATTGAGGAATCGCTGATTGACGGTGCCGCGCTTATCCGGCGAGCCGGAGGAAGGCCGACCCACTGTTTTTTGAATCCGGTGGATTACGCCGCGTTCGATAAGTCGTTGCTAACAAAAACGTATATCGATGTGAAGCATCAAGGCGATGTTGATATCTCATTCCCTGGAATCTCGCTTCAAACGCCAGGCGGCAGGGTCGAGGTCATCTCGGACCGAAACTGTCCAAGTTCCCGGGCGTTTATATTGCAACTAGACACGTGGAAGTTAGTCTCTATCGGGCCGTGTCCACACACGGTAGATGACGACAAAAATAACATGTTGCGTGTCGCCAACGCCGACGCCGTTGAGGTCAGAATAAGAGCCTATCCTCAATTGGTATGTAGGGCTCCAGGCTGGAACGCCAATCTTACCCTCCCGACTGCGAGCTAAATTATGGCTTATGTCGTGACAGCAAGCGTGGCTGTTAACAATGCCGCGCCTAAAAAAGGTCAGTCGGTGATAGTGACTGCTACGGTCGACAATAGCGGCGGCACTATCCCGATTCACATAACCGGCGTCCGTGGAATGCCCGTGACTCCAGAGCCTGGTTTCCCTGGAAATTTTGGCAAATGTAAAGCAGTAGTTTCTTCCATGGCCGGTGTTGGTGCGAGTCCGGTCGGCACTGCGATAGCAGCCGGCGCATCGGGAACATTTACGTTTGAAGTGGTTCTGTTCGCGGCTGGTGCCACCACTGTTTCATGTGAAATTTTAGGAACAAGGGATGATACCGGGGCTTTGATTACGGTATTTCCCAGCGCGGCTGTAACTATCACAGCTTCATAAAGGATTTTGCTATGGCTGATAGAGCATTTGGGACCAATAGAGCCTCAAACGAGAAAAAAGTAGTCGACCTGTTCGCATACATTACTTTCGGTTCTAGTGGCGCTCCTACTCTGAGTGCTACTAAGAGTAAAATGATAAAAAGTATCAGCAGAACAAGCACAGGTCTCTATGTGCTGACGCTATCTGACTATTACACGCGAATGCTAGGCGTTCAAGGCCACTTCGTAGTGGCAAGCGGAGTCCCTGCGGCTCCGTTTATATTCGAGGTTAGTTTCACAAGTAACAGCATTCTAACTTTTCAGACCAACGCTGCATCAGGTACATCAGGTGCCTTGCAGGCTGCTGACCCAGGCAGCGGTGAAATCTTGAAGCTCGCTATTTCTCTCTCTAACTCGACGGCTAACTAGGCTAAAACATGGCAATCACAGCAGCCATAACCGTATCACCGGACGGGGTGCCGATTGGCAGAGAAAGTGTTGCTACGTTGGTTATATCCAACAGCGGAGCAGCCGCGGTCGTTAACGGGATTTCACCGTACGTGATGCCTTATAACGCACTGAGTAAACAGATTGCGCCGGCAGTAGTGGGCATGCCGTCGCCTACCGGCTTTCTGACAATTCCGGCGAGCGGCGCGACAACGGTAAAATTTGGGGTCATGGTTTTGGCCCCTACCATGGAAGGCGCTAAGGATTATTTTGGGCAATACAAGGTCGGCGCTGTTATCGTGCTAAGTACCGGAGCGTACGTCGTGCCGACAGAAGCTATTTTATGTTGCTCAACGTCGCGCAATACGCACGAGGCCGCGAGAGTTTGGTTTGATAGGTTTGAGTGTTCGGGAATGTTAGCTGCTCTAATATGAGTACGAGGTAAAACATGGCTCAGGCTACACAATCGTCATTAGCGGTTAAGGATGCGAGTGCGGTAACTCAAACGCGGTCTGAAATGACAGACCCAAACAACAGCAGCTATCTAGTGCCCAAGGTTTTTCCTGACGAATCGGTTAACATTAAGGCGACCTATCGATATTCGAGTACCGGGAACACTTTGGCTGCCACGCCTACCGATGTTTTGACATTAGTGGGCTCAGCAACAACCACGGTTCGCGTCAAGCGTATAGCCGTTAGTGGTCTTTGCACGGGCGGAGATTCGACGCAAAACATCCAACTAATTAAACGGACAGCCGCAAACACGGCCGGGACGGCTACCTCTGGAACAGTCTGTAAGCATGACTCTAGTGACGCCGCGGCTACCGCCGTGCCCACGCTTTATACCGCTAATCCATCGAGTTTAGGTGCTGGTGTGCAATGCGGCTGCTTGGCGCTCAATCTTGGAGCTGCCGGATCTGCCGGCACAGTAGAATGGAATTTTGCTAATCGTATGGATAAGGCAATCGTGCTGAGAGGCGTCGCCCAATGCCTAGCGATTAATTTAGGCGGAACGGCATTGGCCGCTGGAACGGTGCTAAATTATGAAATGGAATGGGAAGAGGACGCGAGTTAATCTATGAATAAATCTCCGATTGCCGCGCTAATTCTAAGCGGCAAAATGAAACCTAAGGAAAACAGCGACGGCGATGACAATGGATTAGAATCTGCCGCCGAGGAACTAATCGAAGCGATACACTCTAATGACGCCGCGGGTGTCGCCGAGGCACTTAAGAGCGCGTTCGAGATTTTGGATTCTGGACCACACGAGGAAGGCGAGCACGAATAAATGTCCGTAACTCTGACATCTTTACTCGCATCGGCGCGTCAGAGAAGCGACATGGTCAACTCGCTGTTTATCTCCGATAGCGAGTTGACGTCCTATATTAATAGTTCAATGAAAGAGCTGTATGATTTAATGATTACCGCCTACGGTAGTCATTATTTTGTATCGGCCACGCCTCAATCGATAACGACGGACGGCATTAACGAAACATTCGCGCTGGCGTCCGATATGTATAAAGTCATCGGTGTCGACCTGCAAGTTAACGGAACACTAACGAATTGGGTAACACTCCGGCCGTTTGAGTTTACGGAACGCAATTCATTCCTTTTGCCGATTTACGCGCCAACACCGACGGTAACCTGGCAAAACATTTGGTATTGCCTGATGGGCTCCAATATTATGTTGAGGCCTAAACCGCGAGCTGGCCAAGTGTTGCAGATTCATTATATTCCGC